AGGTAAGACGTAATGATGAAACCGTACTAAAGAGCCAGGCGCAAGTGGATGCCTCTGTAAGTCGTCAGCAAAAAGCCGCTGGACAAAAACAGGCGCGGCCCATTGCGGATAAGGGTTGGCGGACTGCTCCGGAACCAACCAATACCGGGATAGAACAATCTATAGAGGCGTTTAAATCTTTTCCACGTGGTAAATGGGAAAGCGTTTTAGTTAATCGAACGTTATTAACTGCGCGAGTTGCGACGCGGGAAGGGTTGGGACAAATAACAAAAGGAAGTCAAAGGCAGAAAATAAAAAGAGCCGAAGAAATTATAGGGAACAATAAAACTTTTGAAACCGCGTACGCGGTCGATGGAAAGGGGAATGTTTTAATAAATAAAAAGGGAACCAGAAATAGTGTTGTAATGACAAATGAGGAAGGCTTAAAAATAAAGCAAGGAAAAGATGTAGTATTCACACATAACCACCCCGATGGGTGGAGGTATCCTGGTAGTAATATACAGCATATAGGCAATAGCTTTTCACGGGCAGATTTAGAAGTCATGGAAAATCTTGATATAAAAGAAATGCGTGCAGTCACTCGAAAATTCATATTTAGAATGATTAGAACGGACCAGTCAATCCGGAATATTGGAAGGATGAAAAGACGGCATAGAGCGATTAATCGTAGCGTGAGAATCCAAACCTTAAAAGCTATCAAGGAAGGTAAAATGACAATTCCAGAGGCAGAGGCGAATCATTGGGATACTGTAAGCAAGAGATGGGCATTTGAATTTAAATTTGATTACAAAAAGGAACCTAGATAATGTCTTTTGAATTAGACAAGGACCATGAAAAATCTATATATGGCGGTGACTCCGGCAAGTTTCCGGCCGGATCCCAGGACTTAATATTGGGGCACGTAGAAAAATTCCAAGAGGGCATTGATTTTTTAACGGACAATTTAGAGTCATTCATAGCAAACCCCAAAAATTTTATTGATGTCCTGGATCCGGCCCAATTCAAACCAGAAGACTTGTACACGTCATTTAACAGGGGTAAATATGCCGGGGCCACAGCAATAACCCCCAAGATAGATATAGCCGTAGGCACCATTAAAAAGCCTCTAATGGTATTTAGAGATGTACTGACAGATAAGAAAAGCCGGGCAGCTACCCAAACAGAACACTTTATAGGATTGACAAGGTTTGCCGATGGGGATGCCGGATTGACATATGTCTTTGTACACCGCACCCTTTTACATACCGTAAAGATTAGACGCCTTGACGCTATTGACGAAATTTTGACAGAATTGTCTGGCCTCCCTATTTTTATCCGCCGAATTTAAATTCAGTTTTTTTCGATTACTCCTCATTTTTTACTTGCGTTCATTTTGCCATGTTGTATTTGTGTAGTTGATCATACACAATATATGCTAAACAAAACCAACAAAAATTAAAGAATATGAAAAATTAATAAATGCCATTTCCAAACAAACATTAGCCAGTTGAATTTATGAGTAAATTAGAAAAAGAGTTTTTCCCAATTGCAAAAACCTGCAATATCCCAGGCAAGACAAAATTAACTGGCGAAGTTTTTGACCAAATTGTAAAAAACTTTGACCCAGGCCACCATGAAGTCCCTATGATTTATGGGCATGCCAGAAAGGAACACAATGCCGAACCTTCGAATGGTTGGATTGAATCTGTTAAGGTTGTGGGCGACACTCTCTATGCCAAGGCAAAGCAAGTATGGAATAAATTCGATCTAGCATTACGGGAAGGTAGGTACAAAAAGCGATCAATTGGATTGCGTATGAATGAAAAGGGTGAACCTTTTTTGCATCACTTAGGATGGTTGGGCGCAATGGCGCCAGCGGTAAAAGGCATGCCGAACATTTATAGTGGCCATGTATTTGAGGACTTTGATAGTGTAGAGAATTACGACTTTTCAGATAATGAATTAAATATTACTAAATCTAAACCTATTAAAAGGGGTAACGAAATGCCAGTAAAAGAATATAGCGACGCCGAACTTGACAACATAAAAAAGCAAGCGGCAGAAGACGCAAAGAAAGGTCTGTTTTCACAGGAAGATGTGGACAAGCAGAAAAAGGACGCAGCCAAAGTAGCCGAAGACAAGGCCAGAAAAGATTTTAATGATAGTCTTGACGCTGAACGGCACAAAAATCAATTTAACGCAGACGTCACCAAATGGTTAGACGAAAACGCCAAAGGTGAAAAAGTATTTATTAATCCTGCCATGCGTAAGGCTGGATTGCTTCAGCTTTTCAGCGCGCTCAATGAGATTGAAGACGACCTGGAATTTTCCGATGGCGATAAAAAGTTTAAACAATCCGCTGTCGACATTCTTAAAAATATTTTAAAGGCTCATACCGTAAACCCCGGAGGTAGCACCGAAGATGTTGACGAAAGCGGAGCCACAGAATTGAGCGACGAAGCAGAGTATAACGAACTGGGCGAAGCCATTGACGAATACATGGAAAAACACCCGAAAGTAAGTTATGGCACTGCCATGCTTGAAGTACGGAAGTTAAAAAAGATCAATATTGAAAAGGATCGCAAACCGGTTGCAACATTAGGTAATTAATAATATATTTTAATACAAATTAAATTTATAAAGAGGAGTTAAGAACATGCCAACTTCAGGATTTACTAAAGCGTTTGTAGTCGAAGGCGCACCCATTGCACCCGGAACCCATGTTAAAAAAGGAACTGCCGAGCGTGGTATAGTCGTGGCTGGGGACAATGACGAAGTATTAGGTATTACCCAGGGCAGCGATGATACCTTGCCCGTTATTGTCGGCGATCATGCCGATGTAATGTTGGAAGGTGAAGGAAAAGTATTGCTTGGCGCCACACTTACCGCGGGTGATAGTGTCAACAGTGACGCCGCAGGTAAAGCAAAAGCATTACCCACAACCACCGGTACGAAGTTTTCCCGTAGCGGAATACTTTTGGAAAGCGGCGTATCAGGTGATATGGTAGACATTAACGTCAAGGTTGACTTTGTAACCTTTCCATAAAAATTAATTTAAAATTTAATAAAATTTAAAAGGAGTTTTAACAATGCCCACCGAAAATAAAAAAGGACATTTCAATCAAAGGCTATCCGGCGTAGCTTATGCATTTAAGCAAGACGAATTTGTGGGTCAAATGCTCATGCCCGAAGTACCGGTAACCCACGGTAGTGATGACTATACTATTTTCGAAAAGGGCAATATGTTTAAACAGCCTAGCGATGTGATGGGTAAACGGTCACGTTCAAACCGGGTAACTGCCAACGATAGTTTTGACACGTTCGTAACAAAACCCAGGGCATTACATGAGGACGTGCCTATGGCTGATATTATGGAAGCCGACGATCCGTTGCAACCCCGCGTGACTGCTACCGAAGTGATAACTGCAGCGCTATTACTCAAGCGAGAAATTCGGATTCATGATTTGGCTGCTACCCTTACCGGTGCAAGTACGACTACGCCAACCACAAAATGGGATCTCGCATCAAGTGACCCCATAACCGATATTGAAACGGCTATACACGCCATGTTTAGACGTGCCAATACCATGGTTATCGGCCGTCTTGCTTGGGATGTCTTGCGTTTCCATCCGGCCGTATTATCGGCTATCGGTGGCGGGTTTATCGGAAATAAAAAAGTAACCACGGAAATGATCGGAGATTTGTTCGATGTTTCCAATGTGGCCATTGGTGAGGCACGTAAAGATACTGCCAAAAGTCCGAATACACCGAGTCTTTCCAGGGTATGGGTCGACGAAATATTTTTGGCGCATGTGGATCCGCGGACACAAGGTAGGGACATCATGACTTTTGGCACTGTCTTCGCCCGTAAGTTAAGAAGTGGGATGACTTTTAATACACGTACATGGACTGACCCCAGTATAGGTATTGAAGGCGCCGAAATTATCCAGGTAGAGCATGATAGTGTGGAAAAAATCGTGGCCTCAGAGTTTGGCCATTTTTTAAGTGACGTACGAAGCGACGTCTAAAAATACGCTTTTTTCTTTTTGCCTAAAGCCGGGCGGGTAAATTGGCCCGTTCGGCTTTTTTATTGAGATAAGAAAATGCCTGAAGATAAAGACCCGACTATATACGGAACTTTAACAAAGTTCAAACAGCAATACGACCGCAATTATTTGTTGCGCCTTGGGTCAGTTGGTGATTTAAATCCGTCAGACTTTACATTCGATATTACCGGAACCCATGACGGAGTGGCTGCAAGCACAAATTTAATTGATAGTACTCAAAGTTTTAAAACTGAATTAAATCTCGAGATAGGTATGACGGTAACAAATGTTACCGATGGAAGCTCAGGATTAATTACGGCAATAGTGAGTGAGACGGAAATAACAGTAGCGTTATCCGGTGGCAGCGATAACAAATGGGATCCGGCCGACAGTTACAAAATTTTAGAAGACCGAATTGATAAAAAATTGACTGCAGCCTTAGAAGATGCAGCGGACGAAATGGATGGTTTTTTAGTCAGCCAAGTCGCTACACCCGTAGTTAAATTTCCTGACTATTTTGAAAAAGATTGTTACAAAATTGCAGTTAGGATTTTAATACAACGTAAAGGTTATTCCACGGATTCCCCCGACCATCAAGCGGTCAGGGACGGCAAAGACTGCTTAAATAAATATGAGAAAATAGCAACTGGAAAATTAAAACTTTCATTGCCAGATGACGCCGGGGAGGCTGCAGTCGCATTACGCACAGCGGCATGTACCCCAACAAAACAATTTAGCCGTAGCGTGCTAGATGCGTTTAATTTTAATAACCAACGCCGGCCTAAAGGCTTTGATGATTCGACAACTGACTAATGGCTGACGGATTAAGTTTGGAGGTAAGAGCCGAGGCGGTTGAAGACCTCATTAAGCGTATGAGTGATTTGCAAGTCGAATTGATACATGACGATATAGGTGAAGAAATGTTAAACATTACTCAAGAGCGGTTCGATAATAGCATGGATGCCTTCGGCGTTCCATTCGAGCCTATTCAGGCTTATACCTACCGATTAGGAGCCAGAAGCGTAGACAGGAAGGCAACCGATCCACCTTTAAAGGGTGGTTTAGGATCCAGTGGTGGCCGGATATTCGCAAGATCATTTGATTTTGAGAGTGATGCCGAACGTTTGTTATTTGGTACGCCATCAAAGATTGCAAAATTTTATACTGATTTTCCCAATAATAACCAGGCACCAAGGAAAAAAGTAAAATTACGGGAATACATGGGCCTCAACACGGACGAAGACATAGACCGGATTATAACGGTAGTTGAAAATCATATAGAGACTGCAATAGGGCCAGGTGAATGATGCCAACAACTAACCCCGCGGGCCTTGATTCGATCTATATAGAATCTCAGTCTCCCAGCCCGGGATGGATTAGGGGCAGGCTTAAAAATAATCCTAAAATCACCGGTGGAGAAATTGATATTTTAGACAAGACAACAAAGCGATCCAATGATATATGGCACAGCGATAAGGCTTTAATGAGTATAAACAACAGACAAATATTTGAAATACCAAGAAATTTTATGGAGGCTCAAATATGGTTTTTGGCTAATGAGGCGGCCAGGTGTTATGATAGGGTGACCATAAGGCCGCTTTTACCACAGGATGAATTATGATAGGCCTTTGGAATAATGATAGCGTAAGGTTTGCTTTGATGGCCGGAGCATGGCCCAAGGGCAACGGTTTGGTAGATCAAAATGTCGGTGAATTTCCTGGTCATCCCAACGGCAATTTTGATGCAATTCTTATAGATATGGGAGCAGGATTTGGTTTTATTACGTCTTTGGGTGCTTTGAACTTTGATGGGGTAAATGATAATATAGTCACCAAACTAAATGTTTCTGTTACAAATTCAAGTAAATTTACTTATGAAATAAAATTCCATTATAGTAAGATCGGAAATACACAGGCATTAGTTAGCCAATTCGATGACTCAAGCGATAGATTCTTTATTGGAATATTAAATGATGGTAAGTTACTTTTTAGGTTTTTTGTAGCTGGTACTGAAGATCGTGCCTTAACTACGACCACTCTTGTAGACGATACTGACAATACTGTTGCTTTTATAAAAGATGGTGGTACGCTTATAATAAAAATTAATGGTGTCGAGGCTTCATACAGTGAGCCGAATACATATGGTTTAGGAAATAAAACCTACACGGATAATGTAACTATTGGCCGCCGAAATGGACCAGATGATTTTCCATTTGCAGATAGGATGTATTCAATAGTTTTTTATAGCGATGCAATTAGTGAGTCTCGGACAACAGTAAATAGTGGATTAGGTAATGATTATGGCCTAATAGGAATAAATGTCAATGATAAAATGGTATTAATAATTCCACAATTAGCGACATCAAAGAAAGGATTGTTTATATTAGCAAGGGATCATTTAGTGGCCACCGTTAAAAAAGTTAGCCCAAAAATACAAACTACTTTTAGGGTCGACACTGGCGGGGGTGGTAGACGCGTGGATATTTTTACCTTGCCAGGCAGAAACCGTATACGGTATGACTTAGATCATAGCGACCGCCGTGTATTCAGGTGGCGGGATCCTCTCGATTTAAATGTCTTTGGCAATCCAAAAGTAAAGACTAGGCGTAAGGTGGCTAACAAGGAAATGTTGTTCAGGGTAGTATTCAACCACCAAAAGCCAAGTGAAGCAGAAAACGATTTTGATTCTTTTATGGAAAAATTAGGAAGGACAATTCACGACGGACAGACAGCGACGTATTTAGATGTGGATGGAGCAACTCCTATTATTGATAACTTAGGCAATGTTATACACATAGAACCTCAAACATTCGACATGAATGATAATAAATTTTATGGTAATCAATTGGATAAAATTCCAGTGGATATTTTATTTAAAGCCGGAATATTTGAAACCGATGTGGAAGACGGCTTTTTATTAGACGGTGACAAAATTAAAGTATTACAAACAGCGACTTAAGGGGGGATTATGACACAGAAAAAAAATGAAGAAACTCAGGACGTAAAATCAAAGGAAGAAGTTAAGACCATAAAACAATGGGGCGAAACTTTAGATTGTGTAGCTTCATTGGTTGGCGCATGTATACGTTTTGAATTGAAGAAAAATGACGAAGTAACAGAAAAAGCATTTAAAAATATGATTGCTAAATATCGCGGGCAATCCATTTAATTTTTAACTTTAATCATAAAGGGGAGTTAGTAAAATGGCAGACAATCAACCAAATTTACCCAATAGTTTTGTCAATTTTAACAATCAAAACTTGGGTCTTCTACCACAAATTCCTACGGGGCAGGTTGGCTTTGTAGGTATCGGTCTGGAAGGAACCGCAACATTGGACGCGATCGAAACAATAGTCGGGCCTAATGAGGTTCGTACCAAAATAGGGTTTGGTGAAGTGGCCGATTTTGTTATTGACCATTTTAATAACCAGGGACAAAAAGTACATGTCGTGCCTATAGACATAACGACTCTTGCGTCACTTGGAACATTCACGATTACCAGAACGTCAGGTTCAACCGGAACAATTACGGTGGCCCCGCTTGCTGGGAAAAAGGTTTTAAATGAATTTGATTTAGAAGTGATTATAAAGAAAACCGGAGCATTGGGAACTGCCAAATTTACATTTTCGACGGATAAAGGAGTGACGGTTTCACCTGAGTTAATAATTCCTGCAAGTGGATTATTTACCATTCCCAATACGAATATTGAATTAACATTTGTACCAGGTGCAGGGCCTACCATTTTTGAGATTGGCGATTTGTTTGACGCTTTGGTGGTTGGAAAACCGTTACCGTCCACCGGTGATATTGAAACCGCCGTAGATACCTTAATAGCCAGTGCCAAGGAATACGATTATATCGTCATTGCTGCAGATGTTGACGCCGCCCTGACGAACACATTAAAGACCAAAGTAGTGGCAGCCGAAGGAACCCCCAATTTTAGATTTTTCTATATTGTGGTGCATCCGGCTTTGTCTACCAGCGCAAGCCAGGCGGTGACTCAGGCCACTACATTTATGGCTGCCGTATCAAGCGACCGTATACAGGTACATACGGGAGAAATGTCAACCCAGCGGCCCAACCATGGGGATACGCGGGACCGCAATACTGCAGGGATTGTTTCCGGACGCAGGTCTGGACTTTCAATACAGAATGATGTTGGATTAGTAGGTGCGGGTCCTCTAGCCAATATTTTGGCATTTAGGACTGGATGGACAGATACCGAAATAGAAAGCCTTGACGGCCTTAATACTGTCACTGTACGGGACTTTAAAAGCATTGTCGGATTTTTTCCCACCAATGGCCCGATGTCTGACCCGTTAAGTGATTTTAGAAAAGACGCATTTAGATTGGTAGTGGATAAAGCGGCCAGGGTAGTGCGTCAGGTAGGATTGACCAAACTCAAGATTGACCTAGATCCTGCCAACTTGGAAGCATCCACGAATGGTTTGAAAAATGAAATACAGGGGGCAGTAGATCAACAGATAGTTGGTAATGGTGAGGCTATTCAAATAATCATCACTATACCGACCGGCCAGGATGTTTTGGCTACGGAATTGCTGGACGTTGTAACAGATGTTTTTGTATTTAGTCACGCATCATTTATCCGAAATACGGTACAGATCGGTGTATCATAATAAAATTTAACTATTAAAAAAGGGAGTTACTAAAATGATTAACGGACGCTCATACGATTGGGAAAGCGTAACCATTACCGCGCCTTGGGGTATTGATGTGGAAATAAAAAATATCAGTTACAAGGCCGCTGCGCCCTCCCAGTTAAATTACGGAAGGGGTAATACTGCGGTAGGATTTGGTCGGACTAATTATGAAGGTAGCGGAAGTCTTCAAGTTGACGGTCGTAGCTTCCGGGCTATCACTATTTTTGCTGCAACTCAAGGTGGGCATTTCCGCATAGCGCCTTTTGTTATATCTGTAAATTATAACAATGTTGACCAGATAGCCATTGAAGACATTTTGGATGGTGTACTTTTCGACGAAATAGAAACGGAAGCCGCCCAGGGTGAGGGTGAAGTAGCGATGTACACATTGCCTTTTAAGGTTGCAAACCCGATTAAATTTAACCTTGTAGCAGTTTTATAAATTAATTAATAATAACCGGTGTATAATTTAAACCGAAAGGGAGTTTGAGAAATGGAATACATATACCAGATTACCGACGAAGATATAAAGAAAGCCAAAGAAGAATCTAACAGCGTACCTTTGTTTCAATTAAATTCGTCCCTCGATGACGATCGAATATTTGAGGGTATTTACCGCCAAGTATCACCTGCACAATTTCAATCATATGTAGCCGCGGCAAAAAGTGACGGTGCAAATGCTGAATACCGGGCCAGTCTACAATTTATTAAGGGGGTGCTTGTTCGGCCAACGTTCGATAGTTTTCACGAAATGCAACAAAATCTACCAGCGTTAGCGATTGGCATCGGTAATGAGTTAGCTAAAGGTATGGGTATAGTAAGAAGTTCGGAAAAAAAAAGTTTATAGACGGAACAGTTAAGGCGAACATTGAAAATAACGCATATATCCAACACTATTTAGGTGAAAAAACATTACTTAATGTACTCGATACCCAGGACAACGGAAAGTCTTATCAAGAAAAATACGAAGCCGCAAGAGCAATTTATTTTTTAAGGGTACAGGAAGTACACCACGGTGTTATACTTGCGTTAGGTGATGCCTTTAAAAAAGGATAGTAATGGGCGCGTTTGACGTTGAAATACCTATACGAGCGGTAAACCTCACCAAGAAAGCCTTTGGGGCAGTTGGTAAGGAAATAGATACCCTTCGTGGCAAAGCCCGCCAGTTATCGGCAACCGGCCGTGAAATTTCCACTTTTGGTAGAGACATAGCAGGTGCCAGCGCTAAATTAGGTATTTTTGGTGCAGCTACCACCGGTGCCCTTGCCGTTGTAGGTAATCAGTTCGCTACCTTTGAAACTGGGTTGGCCCGCATTAGCACCCTTTTAGATATTGATGCGGCAGGGGCGTTAGAGCGATTTGGCGGGGCGGTGACTGACCTTAGTGTAAAGACGGGTAAAAGTACCACCGACTTAAACGCCGCTCTTTTTCAGACTATCAGTGCCGGCGTTGAGTCCGCCGAAGCAATTAAATTTTTAGATACAGCAACTAAAGCAGCCGTGGGAGGGTTTACTTCGGTGGAAAGCGTGGTAGACGGACTTACAAATGTTATTAATTCTTATGGATTAGCTAATGAGGACGCAGCCCGTATATCAGACCAATTCTTTATTGCTAACGAAAAAGGTAAAACGACTATAGACGAATTATCAAATTCTATTGGTAACGTAGCTGCCATTTCGTCCGCCGCAGGTGTAGGTACTGCTGATTTATTAGGTTCCATTGCCGCAATTACAAAAGGTGGAATTACCACTAGCCAAGCCATTAACGGATTACGTGGAGCATTTACAAATATATTAAAACCATCTGAGCAAGCGCGTGATGCCATGAAACAAATTAATGCAGCATTGCCCGAAGGCAGGAAAATTGCATTTAGTGGTGAAGGATTAAAAAAGATTGGGTTTGAAAAATTTGTGGCAAATTTAAAATTGGTGGAGGCGACTAGCCCCAAAGCCTTCGCCCGCTTATTTGAGTCAACAGAAGCCCGTAGTGCACTACAAACATTATTCACACAGACAGCTACGTTTTCCGAAGCTGTCGAGAGAATGAATGCAACCACAAATGAAGGGGCAATTACTCAGGCTAACTTTGCCAAAGTATCCGCTACATTAGCCTTCAAATTCACAGTCACAAGACAAAGGATAGCGGCCGTAGCCAGGTCATTGGGTGTTGCTTTAGCCCCGGCAATCAGTAAAGGGTTGGAGCTATTCGGAAAAATAATAACTAGGGTAAGTAAATTCATAGCCGAAAATAAAAAACTAACTTCAGTAGTTATAACCACCGTCGGTGTTATTGGCGTTATGGCTACAGCCTTGGGCGCATTAGGTCTTGTTGTTGGCCCAATTGTTGTCGGCTTTGGTGCTTTTATAACAGCCCTTGCCACAATAGCCGGAGCAATTTTAACGCCGATAACAGCAATTGGGGCGGCTCTTGC